AGATTAAGGGTGCAATCGCATTACCAGTACTCGTCAAGCAGTACGACGCAGAAAAAATCCCTCTATCTAATGATTACGGCCTTGAGCTTTTCTACGATTACGGTGTTACCGTTGTCGCAAAAGACCTCATCTTCAAAGGCACATTAGCTTAGTCTAGACCGCAAGGCGAGGGCGGTTAATTCCTCGCCACTAAGATTAAGGAAACTTAAATGGCATACTTTAAGAATTTAGTTGCAGAAAGCATTTTAGAGGTCGAAGAGGATCAAGTAGCGACCTACTTAGAATACTCAGACCGCTACGCCCTCTGCGACATCAACGGCAACCTGATCGAGGAAGCCGAAACAGTCAAGGCTGAACCTAAGGAACAGCCTAAAAAGAAAGAAGAGACTAAAGCAGTAGCTAAAAAGGCTGAAGAGACGGAAGAAGCCCCTGCTGAAGTTGAAGAGCGTTAAATAGAAAGGACGGAAACCTAAATGGACGAAATTAAAGCGAAAATTAAGGAAACCGTCCTTGTTCTATTCCCTAAGGCTGGCACCGATACCGCCACACTAGATGTAGTAATAGCTGAAGCCCTAGACCGTGTGCTTTTATATCTGAACTACCCGACCAATTACGACTTTAAGAAGTGGAATAACCGACTTAATCCTGTAATAGCTAGGGTAATAGTAGGGATCTACACCAAGACCACCGAAGAGAAAGACACAGGTCTAGCAGAGCGAGGCGTGGCAAGTTTAAGCGACAACGGGCAGAGCATTAGCTATAAGGACACGGCCAAACAATATCTCGCCACAGCGACCGATGAAGAGGTGTTTGCCGGCTTTACTAGCTTGCTGGCTAGATACAGGAGGCCGCATGTACTTTCCAAAGCACGCTAGAAGCTTAATAGCCAAAACCTTCTATGATAAGCCACTAGAGCTACTTAAGGTAGTGCAGGGGCAAGATGAAGAGGGGGGATTATTGCCACCTACACTAACCTCTGTGGCTAATCTACTAGGCAACGTAAACCCTAGCACTACCATGGCCGTGGAAGAGTTTGGGCAGAACACTACCGCTACTGCCGTGATCACCATGAGCAGAGAGAATGGTGCTAAGATCAAAATAGCCGATAAGCTAAAGGTAGGGGGAATAGTGTATGAGGTAATCGAGCTTCACGGTTACGATAGTCACACAACCCTAGGGGTAAGACAATGGCGAACTCGGTAGAGGTAAACTTTAAGGACCTAGCACGGATAAATGCACGGCTTGAGAGTCTAGCAGAGGCAGACAACACGACTGCTGAAAAAGCTATGCAGACAGCAGTGCTACTAGTCCAACGATCGGCAAAAGTTAAGGTAGCAAACGGGCATTCCGTTACAGGACGACTCCTAAATAGTATTGGTAAGAGAGTGACCAAGGAGGGGGATGAACTCGTTGGAGAAGTCTATACAAACGTCGAGTACGCTCCATACCTAGAGTATGGCACGGGCGTAAGAGGCGAAGCTACACATACACCACCAATCGATGGGGAGTTAAGCTTTAACTCTGAGTGGACTGGACACCGTGCTTATCCTTATATGAGACCAGCCTTAGAGGAGAATAAGGACACGATTAAGAAGCTACTACAAGACGCGGTAAAGGGAGCGATGAAATGATAAATCAGAAACCTGAAATCTATAAGACGTTAAAGAGCCTAGGATACCCTGTGGCACAGCAAAGTGATAACGTCTTTAATACGCTTCCGGCACTGACATACTACATTAGTAGCGACAAGGTAGCAGTGGATCTAAATGCAGACCTAACTAGTCAAACTACGTCCGTATCGATAGATATATGGGCGAACACCAGCGTGGAGGCCTCAAGAATTTTGGGGGAGCTTGAAACAGCGATGAGGAAGAAACATTGGAGACTAACTAATTCATTAGATCTACCAAACCCTGACAAGACCATATACCACACCAACGCTACATTCGAGCGACTGATAGGCGTGATATAATGGCAATAGAGAGCCGTAAGGCATATACTACACAGGAGAATTAACCATGGCAGGGACTACTACTATGGGAACCACATTGACTCTTAAAAAGGCTGAGGCAAGTGGTACTGATAAGATGATTGCACGCATTACTTCTATTGGAGAAATGGGTGGCGAACACGAAGAACAAGACGTCACAACGCTTGACAGCCCTAACGGAGCTAAAGAATTTATTCCAGCCGGCACCGACTACGGCGAGGTTGAAGTAAATTGCAACGTTCTTAAAGGAGACCAAGCGCTAGAGCTAACTCAACTATTCGAGAGTAAAACCGTACGTGATTGGGAAGTCGCAACTCCTAAAGGCGCAAAGCAAACATTCAAAGCCTTTATCAAGGCGATCAAATACGGTGAGAAGACCACAGACGGTCTAGATACCGTAAAGGTTACCCTCCGTATTACAGGCAAGATTACTTACGCTAAGGGAGCCTAATTTAAGGGGGAGCAATTCCCCCTTAAAGCTATTATCAACATAATCACAAGGACAAATAAATGAAGCTTAATTATAAAGCTAGTAATATCGCTAACGCAGAAGATCTAACTAATAAATCATTCCTAGGAGTAATCTCTGAACTTGGATCACTTAGTATCGCTTCCACAGACATGAGTAAAGTTAAGATTAGCTCCCTAATCTTCCTACTCGAAGCAGGTGGAGCGACACGTGAAGAGGCAAGCGACATTGTAGATAATGAAGGGATTGAAACTGCACTAGATCTAGTGTTTGACGCATTGCAGACATCGGGTTTTTTAGCAAAAATGCAAGCCAAGGAAGCGGAGAAAGCCAAGAAAGCAGTAAAGAGTACCGAACCTTCCGAGAATTCTGGGAAGATCACGAAAAACTAGCTTATAAGATAGGGCTGAAGATCCCCGAATTTTGGGAACTGAATTTGAAACAATTCATGCACTGTATTGATGGTTATGCTGAACAACTAGCAGACCGACAGACAGAGATAGATATATTGAACCACGCCCTCGCTAGGTATATCGGGTTTGCGATAAACGATCCAAAGAACTTCCCTGAGAAGCCATTTAGTCAGAACGAGAGCATGAATAAGAGTGGGCTAATTACCACTGATGAAGCCCTTGAGGCACATATTAGAGCTAGAGCGGAAGCTCAAGAAAGCGGAGAATTATAAATGCCAATTAGCGATGAACTGCGCGTAAGAATAACAGGCGACGCTTCAAGCCTTAAGAGAGCTACTAAGGACGCTAGCCAACATATTGGTGCATTAAATAATGTTTTGAATAGTGTTGGTAAGCAGGTGGCAGGGCTAATAGGTAAGTATGCCTCTGTCGCCGCCGCGATCGCCCTAGTAGGTAAGACTATTGCAGGTAGCACTGCACAGTTTGGGCATTATGAGCAGAACATTGGGGGAGCAAAAGCAGTATTTGGTGATTACGCCGATTACTTAAGCAAGAAATCTGAAGAAGCTAGCACTGCTGTAGGCATGTCTATTAACGACTACCTACAAGGCGCTAACAAGATTGGTGCGATTATGCAGGGGGCTGGCATAACACAAGGCCAAAGCCTAGCCATGACTACATCATGGATGGAGCGCGCTGCGGATATGGCTTCAGTAATGGGCGAAACTACAGAAACTGCTTTAACTGCTGTTACCGCGGCCGCTAAAGGCAATTTCATGCTGATGGATAACATCGGCGTCAAGATGAATGCCACGACCATTGAAGCATACGCCTTAAGTAAGGGCATTAAGGCTAGCTATAATGAGATGAGCGAAGCCCAAAAGGTGGGGTTGGCTTATCAGATGTTTATGGAGAAAACCACCCAGTATGCCGGTAACTTCCGACGTGAGGGTGTTGAGACGCTAGAGGGTAGTCTAGCGGTGCTTAAAGCTAAATTTGCTAATCTAGGCGTTTATTTGGGGCAAGCATTCGGCCCGATATTGATGAATGTAGCTAACTTCATCTCCGGCTATATAATCCCTGCTATTCAGGCAGTAATTCCCTATATAGTAGGCTTTATGACCGTGATTGGGCAGATGGTGAGCTTCGTGGCAAAAGCCCTAGGAAGCTTATTTGGCAGTGGTGGAGGAGGTAAACAACTAGCCCAAGATACTGCGAAGACTAATAAGGCTATGGGCGGAGTGGCCGGTGGTGCTGGTACTACCGCTAAGAACCTAGGTAAGGCCAATAAGGAAGCCAAGAGGCTTAAAGGACAACTAGCAGGCTTTGATGAGATGAATGTGCTTGCAGAGCCACAACAAGCTTCAGGCGGTGCAGACGCAGGTGGTGGAGCAGGCGGAGGTGGGCTTGATTTTCCTGAGCCTGATTTATCAGGATTAAAGAATTATAAGAAAGCGTTTGATGAGATCAAGGCTAAGGCCGAAGAGGTCGCAAACAAGATCAAGAACGCGTTTAAGCGTATCGGCGAGATCATCGCAAGTAGCATTAACCCGAAGAGTTTTGAGAACTTCAAAAAAGGCGTGCTAGCCGTTGCTGAACCTCTAGCGAAGTTTTTTAGGGCGATCTGGAACAACACCCTATTCCAGATTAGCGACATGTGGGATAGGAGTGGCGCACAAATACTTGAGGGCTGGGGGCGAATAATTGACACCCTAGTGAACCAATCCGGTTTAGTGCTTCAGAGCATTGGTGGGATATTAAACTCCGTTGCTCCAATCATGCAAGAGGCAGTGTGGAATATGTCAGGCTTATTTATTGGCATATTCGAGGACTGGCAACTAGCGTTCGTGGAGTGGGCGCCAAGCATTATTGAGGGCGTTGGTGGAATAATGACCGGCATATTAGACCAAGGTATTAAACCAAGTGCCGAACTGATCGCCACCGCATGGAGAGACCTATGGGGTGGAGCTAAAGGCACGTGGGATACCTATGGTGCTAAGATTATGAACGGCATTTATCAGGCCTTTGACGGCATTGTGAAGCTCTTCAAGAAGCTATGGGATGACATCATAGCCCCTATTTGGCAACCATTCATGGATCAACTGAAGAACACGTGGGATAACACGCTGAAACCAATGCTAGACACTATCTTTGACTTTGTTGGCAATGTAGTCTCTTCAGTCCTAGACATTTGGAACCACGCCTTTATGCCGGTGATGAATTTCTTGGTAGACGTGTTTAAACCTATCATTGTAGGGTTCTTGAGCTTTGTGGCTAGTAGAATAGATAGCACTATCAGGCTGATTGGTGGAATTATTGGCGGGATTGTAGGTGTGCTAAATGGCATTATTAACTTCATCATGGGAGTATTCAGTGGGAACTGGGCGAGAGCATGGCAGGGAGTTACTCAGATATTTGGCAACATCTTCGGCACGATTGGCGCGATCGCTAAAGCTCCACTAAACTTCATCATTGACGCTATTAACGGCTTTATCCGAGGATTGAATAAAATCAAAATCCCTGATTGGGTACCTGCTGTTGGTGGCAAGGGGATAAATATCCAGCCAATCCCGAAGCTCGCTACTGGTGGTATTGCACAAGGCAAGACTATTGCCATGATTGGTGAGGCCGGCAAAGAGGCTGTACTGCCACTAGATCGCAACACCGGCTGGATGGATAGTTTAGCTGAGAAGATCAGTGGAGCGGGTGGGAATAGCCAGATGAGCGTGGTTGTGAAGATTGGTGAAGATACGATCATCGAGAAAGTGATTGACGGCATTAACGGCCGTACTTCGCTAACTGGCCGAAATGCTATAATCGTATAAAGGAGACGCTAATGGCTATTCAACAAAAATTACTTAGGATTAACGGCACGGCCATAGACAAGCTTGTAGACTACGAGATTGAGTGGGCAAAACTATGGAAAGACGCAGACCGCAACATGGAGGGAGAAGTGAGAGCCACTTTGATTGGCTTATTCCCGAAGATTAAGTGTAAGACCCGAAACGCCATACCGAGAGCCGAAGTGGCCACACTAGGCAATCTTTTGAATTTGCCATTCCTAAGCGTCGAGTACTACGACCCTCTGAAAAATACGACCATAACCGCTAAATACTACTCTAGTGACTTTAGCACCAAGCTTCAGGAACGAACCCGCGAGCTTTTTTATGAGGTGAGTTTTAATCTAATCCCAATAAGTAGGAGAGCCTAGCATGATTGGAGTTTCAGACCGCTACAAAGCGAACATGGTAGCCCCAGTGAAGTCCGTTAAGGTCAAACTAGTAGAGGACGTGCCGGAGGGGCAAACCCCGCTTGAGCTAAAGTCCGGAGACAGCCTAGTTTCTGCGAAAATTACCGCCGTGGGCGAGTTCCTAGGCACGGGAGCTAAACAGCTAAACGCCGTCTTAATTGGCGGATTTAATCAACTGCAGAGCAAGACATTCAAGGCTTTTATTGGAATTGACGACCCCACCACTGGCGAAACAGACTGGGCGTGTCAGGGCGATTTCCGCGTGGAGACCGCGAGTTTGAGTATTGAGAAAGGCACAACCGAGCTTGTAGCCTATGACGCTATGGCAAGAGCCTACAAAACTGAGTACGCTAATCCCCTGTTGTCTTTCCCCTGCACTATTAAAAACCTAATTGAGCAGGTAGCTGGAACCTTTGGGCTAGAGCTAGACCAGACCGAGATAGCCAAGCTCCCGAACATCAACTACACGGTCAAGCAAGACCCATATAGGAAGATTAAGGGCGCTACATACAGGCAGATACTAGACGAGCTAGCCCAAGCCACAGCCTCCACGGTGATTATTTCTTGTGGGAGGCTACTGTTTAAGCCATACGCCGAACCAGTGAACTCAATAGACACGAACAACATGTTGACGTTTAAGGTCGGCGAGAAATGGGGCGTGCCAACCAAACTAGCGTTAGCGAGAGAGCCACAGGAAGACAACACAATGCTCGAAGACCGAGAGCTTGAGAAGTTGCCAGCCGGCGCAAACCTACTCGACACGCCAACCGAGGGGGCGGTGAGCCAAAATGGTTATACAGCTAAAATCAACCCCAATGGAAGTTTCACCCTCACGGGAAAGACCGAAAAAGGAGTGGATTGGGCCAACTACATGGTAGGCAGACAAAATCTATCACTACCAAAAGGAGTCTATGCTTTCATAACAGACAACCCGTCTCCCGATGTTTCTAATTTTCTCCGTTTCGGCATGCTAGCAGGTGGAGACAAAGATTTTAATATCCAAAAGCTCCAAACTGGAAGACTTATAAATGCAGAGTGGATTGTAAAGAATTTCTATCTTTTTGCTGGCTACATCGACAAAACTAAAACGGTTGATTACACGACCAATCTAGGGCTAGTCAAAGTCAATAATAAGCTACTTGGGACATACGAAGATTTATTTGAATGCGAAGATACTGAGGTGGCACTTGATACCTATTTAGAGCCATGGCGAGACAATACCCAGAACGGTATCAAATTACGCAAAAACGAAGCCACAAGAAGAATGGTCATAGAGGGCAAGCCTAAAAACTCGTGGACACTATTGCAAGACAATAATACTAGCAAGATGAACGATATTCTCGAAGACGGAGCATGGTATTTCTTCCGAAACGCCAGCGATAGAAATCTTGTTGCTTGTGCCGTGAGCGTTTATGACAAAGAGGCAAATAAGACCTACTCCATGAGCGAGAGCCAATTTTTTCAGGTGGACAAGACTAAATACAATTACAGATTTTACGTAGAGACTAAAAACGTAAATTCATGGGCGAGCGCAAGTGAATCCCCAAAAGAGTTCGCCTGCTCGCTTCACAAGCTTAAACATCCTCTTCGATATGAGAGATTTAGACCGAACGGCTCTAAGGACATCAAGCTCGTCAACAACGAACTACTCGACGACGACCGCCAAACGCTAATCCAGCCACTATTTGACGCTCTGATTAAGCCCGCGAACATCAAAATGGATGAACTCGAAATCAAAACCGAGGGGCATGGCATTTATGAAGTTGGAGACAACATCACCTGCAAGGTGAATGGCGAAACTTATAACCTTAACGTGAGCGAGACGAGGCTAGAACTAGCAGGTGGCATTAAAGAGACACTAATCTGCAGACCACCCAAATTCAATGCCACAGACCGCACCACAGCCGGCGGGATTAAACAGACCATCTACAACACGGAGCTAAAGACCGACCGCCAACAGCAAGAAATCACGGCCGTAGTGAGCAAGCAGGAGAAGTCCGAGCAATACAACCTTGAACAGTTTACTCAGGTCAAGCAGGACATTCACAATATCACTCAGACCGTGCAGGTAGTAGGTGGCGGAAACTTAATCAAGAACTCCGTAGGTTATGGCATAGACGGACAGAAGAACCTAGTAAACTGGGATTATAACCACGACACCGCCAAGATTACTTCAGAGACCAGCCCCGCCTCTATCACCGCCGGAGCGCTATCGGGCAACCAAATAAACCTCACGGACTCGACCATGAGCCAAAGGATTTATGTGAAGAGTGCCGAACCGCACACCTTAACCGCAAGGGTCTTAAAGAGCATAGTAGGGTCAGGCAAGATTGAGCTAATAAGCAACCTAGACCACTACGTTATTAACCTAGAAGACCAGAAAAGCTACCACTGGGATGAGGTAGCTTTGACCTTTACTCCGAAGATGGGATGGCTAGACGTAAAGATTACCGCAGACGCCAACTCAACCTTTAGCATTACAGACTTAATGCTAGCCGGAGGCGACACTAAACAACCTTGGAGACAGAGCGCAGGGGAGATTTATAACACACAGGTGAGCCTTGACGCTAACGGCATTCAGGTGAGAAGCTCCGTCTATTCAGGCGATTATGTAGAGATTACCCCTCTTGAGTTCTCCGGTTATTCGACGGCCGGCGGGCAGAAGCGCAAAGTATTCACCCTTAACCGAGACACTACCGAAGTAGAGAAAATAAAAGTAAGGACGCAAATCGATATGCCTCCGATTAAAATCGTGCCGTTCCAGGGCGACCAAAATCAGGGCTGGGCGTTTGTGCCGAATATGTAAAGGAGATTAAACCATGGCAGTTACAAGTGGCAGTTTTCAGATGAGTGCGAGCGGGTACACCACAACCGTTGGCTGGAATATCGCAAGGCAAGATGTGGCCGGCAACTACACAGTGATTAACTGGTGGTTCGACGCTAACTGGGCAGGCACAAGCTCCGTTTTAAGCACGCAGTCCGCGATTTGGATTGCCGGAACTGAAGTCCACCGCCACCCATACAACACAGGTCGCTACATGAGAGGCGGGCGCATTGCCGGCGGGCAGTTTACGCTTTACCATAACGAGAACGGAGATTGTAGCTTTGGTATTGGTGGCGAAATCGCCATATTTACCTATGCCGTCAACGCAAGAGGCAACGGCTGGTGGGAATTGCCAAGAATCGCCCGTTATGTGCAAATCACCGACTGTGGCCATATTAACGACGAGGAGAACCCATGGGTCAAGTTCAATAACCCTGCTAACGCTTCAGCTTTCGGCTGGTTGGAATTTGTGAAGAACGGTCAACTATTACAAGACGAGGGTGGAAGTACAAGGATTGCCGAGAGAAACCCTATAAGCAATAACTACACATGGACTTTGACCGAAGCCGAGAGAGCTTTAATAAGGAAGATGACCAAGAATGACGCTAGTATTACGCTTAGGTATGTAGTACACGGTAATAACGCGCCTGCAGGCATTCATGCGATAGCCGACAGAACTCTGACCATAGTTAATGCCGATCCTACATTTAGCGTGTTTAGCCATAAGGACGTGAACGTCAAGGCGGTAGGGATTACTGGTAATAATCAAAAGTATATTGGAGACGCCTCGGAAATTGAGATCAAGGTGGCTAAGGCCGACAAGGCAGTAGGTAAGAAGAGCGCCGAAATCAAAAACTACATCTTCAAATTCCTAGGCGTAGAGCTAACTAAGCCATACTCTGCCACGGAAGACGTTGTGGTAAAAGGTAAAATCCCGAATACGGTCAGTGGAGCGACAGTGTCAGTTACAGCCATAGACAGCCGTGGTAAAAGAACTGAGGTGATCAAGAATATAGATGTAATTCCTTATAAGGCACCTAGTCTTGCGATTAGCGGAGCAAGAGATAATGGTTTTGATAAAAATACCATTATCAAAGTTTCGGGTACATTTTCGCAAATCCTAGTGGGCGGAGTGGAGAAGAATAAGATCAGCCTAACAGACGGCGTCCAGTACCGACATAAGGCCACTAGCACGACAGCATGGAGCCAATGGTTTAGCCGGCCATGCACGATTAGCGCCGATAAGGTAAATGTTGCGAATTTTACAATAGAACTGGACAGCTCTGGGGGGCATGATATTGAAGTTAAACTAACGGATGTGTTAAGCACAGTAAATGAGACCATACAAATTTCGGCCGGTTCCCCGTTATTCTTCGTAGGTATAGATGGACGGGTTACTATTGGAGACGTGCCAAGAAAGGCGAAGCCGAGTGGCAAGAAAGGCCAGCTAGAAGTGAATGGCGACGCCTACGCCAATGGCAATAAACTCTTAGAAGACATCGCTAAGGTGATCAAGCCAAAGCACCTAGATCTAACTAGAACTGATAATAATGGCTGGACTAAAATCCCACTCGGCGACAAGATCGCTATGTATATAACTAACAATCGTGAATCTGTCATGAGGACTTATGGTGCTAATCTATGGGGCTATGTGAATCAAGATGATTTCCCTGTTCCAAGCGGAATCAATATTTTAGGGGGAGCAGTTAGCGCCCACCATGGAGATAGCGCTATTTCAGTCATTCTTAAATTAACCACGAACCATATTGTAGGAACATGGAGAAACAAATATACTCAAGAACTTAACGGTAAGATCTACTGGAGCGGAATTATTATTGGCGAAGATGTGTAATGTTAAATCTTTACTGGTGTGGTGTTATATTTATGAAGCAACCATGAAGCAATTTAACAGAGGCGAAATAACGGTTTTTGTTATATCCATGAAACAAAAATGTTATATCTATCGGACATTTATCGGACATTTAGACTATAAAGCTAACAGAGATAACTAGACTTTATAGTACTTTATAGTAGATTTTTATCGGACATGCTATAATAGAAAACGTAGCCGAGCTATAACTTGCGTATTAGTGAAGCGAAAGCCATGCCCCCTAACACGTGGCGAGGGTATGGTGAGAAAAATGCCGTCCGCAAGGCGGTGTTTTTTGTTTATGTTAAAATGAAGATATAAAGGGGCGTAGTACAACGACAGTATAGCGGTCTCCAAAACCGCAGACCATGGTTCAACTCCATGCGCCTCTGCCATATACTAGGGACAGCCACGGTGGCTAGATGGTCTCATAAGCCATACGCTTGCGGGTTCAACTCCCGCCCCTAGAACCATTAACACGGAGGACAAGAACATGGAAGACGAGAAAGTCTACACTGCCGAAGATTTCAGTAGCGGAGCTACAAAATCCGAGCAGATCAGCGTCGCAAAAGACGCAACACCTGAAGAAGTGAAAACAGAGGATTAAATGAATTTAATTTGGAAGAACCCCGAGGAATTTAGGAACGCCACCCTAGGTAAGAGGATTGACGTCGATAATTTCCCAAAGGAACAGCCATATCAATGCTGGGATTTGCCGGCATTCTTTTGGTCTAGAGTAGTAGGCAGGTTTTTAGCCACCAAGCAAGGCGGAGGTGGAGCCAAAGACTGTTGGAATTACAGCCGGATCTATAACGCAGGGTCAGAGTTCGAGCTTATCACCGATAGGAACGCCTTAAGGGTTGGAGACTGGCTAATTGACAATGGTGGCGAATGGGGGCATGTCGGCATGGTTACAGCCATAGTAGCCCAAGGCCAAGTAGTGAGACTACTCGGGCAAAACCAGCCATACGGCTATGTGAATGAGATCAACTTTAGCCTGAGGAACTTTGCCGGTGCATTCCGCTTAAAGGCATGGAACAATTCCCCATCCCCTGCTCCAAATCTGAATAAGAGCGTTGAAGAGTTAGCTAGAGAAGTTATTGCCGGCAAGTACGGCAATGGAGACGCACGCAGGAACGCCCTAGGCGCTCGATTTAACGAGGTTCAAGCGAAAGTCAATGAATTACTAGCTACACCTGCTCCAGCGCCACAACAACCCGCCCCTCGCCCTAGCTATATAGTTCAAGCAGGCGACACTCTAGGCCAAATAATCGTGAGCCAAGGCTGGACGAACGGCCGAGAACTTTGGGGGCCAAATGGAGCCGTGGAGCAGATTGCAAGACACAACGGCATAGCTAACGCCAACCTGATTAGTATTGGCCAACGAATCGAGAGGGATTACTAGGATGGATAACAATCAAACCTCAAATACAGACGGTAACGCCCAAAGCACGCCTAAGCCACAAGTGAACCAGCAGCCAACCAAATACCACGCCGGACGTAAGTTTTATGTGGTAATGAGCGTGATCCTGAGTACTTTGATGGTGATCGCTTTAGCTTTCGGTCTGGCCGTATCCGGCAAAATGGATAGTGGAGACTGGGCGACATTAGCCCAGTGGGCTATTAGCAATATAGTGGCCTTTAGTTCGGGCTACTTAGCCGGCAATTTCGCTAGTAAAGTGAACAACAAATAACTACTAGATAAACAGGGGGTTTTGATATATACTAGTAGTGCATAAACGTAATGATGCCCATGCAGTTTATGTATGTCCTCGTGATATTTCTTTTAATACTGCGAGTGAGAATAACCTAGTTATAAGCTAGGTTATTTTTATGGCTTAAATTATTGGTAAGAAATGTTTTATAATATTTTGCTATTTAGATCCAAAATGCTAAGGATTAACGGGTGAACAAATTATTTAAAAGCAACCGATTTAACAGGGGTGAAACAGGGGTAGAAAAAACCGGAAAGCGGAGTTGTATAACTTTCTTAACGCACCGTGTGGGGCGTAATAAATAGGAAATACGGCATTTTTGAAAACCATGAATATTCACCCATTTTTCTCTTAAATTTTGAATGTCGCAAAATAAGTATTTAGACACCTATTATCACATAATAATTTAGTGATTTGTAAAATGCTAATGCAGTAGCTATAATCGGAATATGATTGATAAAAACGCATTTTGCAAACTACTAAGTTTTGTTTCTTTTTGGACGCCGATGGTTGATGATGTGGTTGAACTACTAGACGAGATCGTTGGCGACAAATGGGTGAGCTGGTGGCTCTACGATGACGCCACAAGGACTGTTAAAATAGATGGTGTCAAAATTGATGTTAAGACTCCGGCGCGCCTCTACGACTTTATTTACAGCCAAAAGAGCAAGGCGATCAATGGGCGATAGAATCCCCCGACAGAGCGTGAGGAAGCCGAAGCTCTGCACCGATGGCTGGAGCTTCACCACATTCCACATGAACATAGAGCCAATGAAGGCTACGGTGGAAGACAAGGTGCGATCAGACAGGCTATGCTAAAACGCCAAGGATTGAGCAAAGGAGCCTATGATTATGAAATTTATGTGCCTATGCCTGATGGGAATCTGAAGCTAATAAACATAGAACTTAAACGGCAGAAGGGCGGGAGTGTAAGCCCTGAACAGAAGAAATGGGGGGAGATATACGACAAGGCAAAGATCCCGAACCGAGTATGTAAGGGGTGGTGGGAAGCCAAGAAATTTGTTGAAGAGGTGCGTGGCGAAGATTTGAAAAATGAGACCGATAATTCCCCTTTTTAAGTGCTACAATAAGCTTAACAATAATGTTGTAGTTCTTTAAGGAGGTGAGAATTATGAAGAACCGCGACCGCTCTAGACATCATTTACTGTTCCCGAGGAGCCAATGGAACACACACGAACCGTTGAGGTACTTAAGAGGATGGCTAATAGTTGATTTATTCACGGAAGATCACGACAAGCTCCATAGCCTTATAGGGTACGTTCCACCGCTCCCGATTAACGAAGCCTACAATGTATGGCATAAAGTTAAGGCCGTGAGCAATAAAGGCATTGAACTTAGATTGTGGGTGGCCATTATGGCTATTGAGGAGGAGGCAGAGAAGGCGGGGAACTATTACGTGAAGAGAAGCCTATTGCTAACTGCTGAAGCCTTAAATGCACAGCTTTCGTTAATCACAGGATATGATCACCCCTAACCACCAAAAAGCCCCTACTATAGGGGCTTCTTTTTGTTCCTGCGAGAGATATAGTGAGAAAAAGTTTTATTATCTAAAAGGAACTGGCCTTATTATATCACAGAGGTCAGGGTATCGATACCCTAAGCCATGTAGAGGCCTTGCAGGCGGACTGGTTTATTGTCTCCACAACCGACAAACAGCATATCGCCTCGACCTAACAATTCTTCGGCGCCGGACTCGTCCAGAATAATACGAGAGTTGGTGGCGTTTGCTACAGCTAGAGCGATCTTGGCAGGGAAATTGGCTTTAATTAGTCCAGTACAGACATCTGCAGATGGGCGCTGAGTAGCAATGATGAGATGAATGCCACAGGCACGGCCTTTTTGAGCGAGGCGGACAATCTGTTGCTCTATAGATGGGAGTTCAATGGCGTCCTCGCCCGTGCCGATCTTACGAACCTTTTGGCCACCTGATAACATGAGATCTGCGAACTCGTCGCATACTAATACTGAGTAATTCATTTTATTACCTTTAGCTAAATATTCCTCAATGTTGCGACAGCCTGCTAAGCGAAGCGTTTTATAGCGCATTCCCATCTCGTCTACCAGCTTGTCTACAAGAGTCTCTGCCTGATGGATGGTAGTGGCGACAGTCTTAGCTCTATCCTCGAAGCCAGCAAACTCTACCTCTTTCGGGTCGATTAGGTGGAGTTCGAGATCTGGCATTTGGTGAAGCATAGCGTTAATGGCTACGTTTAACACCACGGATTTACCGGATCCAGTCTGACCTGCTACGAGAAGATGAGGCATAGAACGGAGATCATGTTTGACGAGTTCCCCCGAAATATTGAAACCTAAGGGGATTTCTAGCGTGTTCTGATCCCCAAAGTAAGAGTCATTCCATTCCGCTACTTTTCGCTCTTCAGTAGGCACCTCAATACCTACAAGATTAGTGCCACGGATTGGCGCTTGGATACGGACTGATGTCGCTCCAAGTTCCAAGGCGATATCATTAGCTAATCCTGTTATTTTAGCCATCGACACCCCTCGGTTAGGCCTGAACTTGATGAGCTTGATTTGGTAGCCGGATACAGTCTCTCTTAGATCTCCCCCAACCCCAAACTCTGCTAGTTTACTCATGACTTTCTCTTCATCAGTACCACCATCTGAGCCGACGTCAACCGTTATATTAACAGGCGCAAATTTAGGAGCCGAGACACGGGTGGACTTTATACGAGCCTTATCAAAGCCCTCCTCAAGATTAGACACAACCCGCATGCTCTCCGCCCCATTGATCATATCTGATGGATTAGGGAAGAAGATGGCGGACGGACTATTCACGTAATCATAAGCGCGAGTAAGGATTTTTTCTGCAACATCCTTAAAGCCTAGTAAAGCCTCACGAGGATAGATGACCTGATGAGATTGTGGCGTGCCATCTCTGTTTAGAGATTTCTTGATTTCATCGAATACAATACCACCGATTTTCTCGCCATAATTGTCCTCGGCTAGTACCAAGTAAAAATAGCCCTGAAGCAAATATTTGTAGTTTTCTTCTTCATCAGGAGAATAATGCTCCACGGTTTTATGGTCGCGAAGCCACAACACGCCATTCTCGCGATAAACAAGGTCTATAATCCCCTTGAATGGAACGCCGGCAATTTTACGTTCAATAGCCACCTCGACATCAACAATCTCCTCAAAATTAGGGCATTCATTGAAATAAGACGTGAAAAGCTTAATAAAAGTATCGATGATTTTCTCTCGACTGCCGGTTTTTTTGTAATTGATTTCGTAATCTGATGTAGTTTCAATCTCTTTTAGTCCGGCATTCACGGCTTCATCTAGAGTTCCACCCTTAAACTTAACCTCTAGCGCAGTATGGAACGCATGACCGATTACCAGCGACGGAGTTTTAGGATCATCCCAAACCCCTGCAATATATTTTTTTTGAAAATCTGTCTGATTTCTCAAAAATGTTATTAAAGCTGAATAGCTAAACCTATTTACAATCATTCGCCCATGTCCTCGTTATTATTACCACTAGTATAACCTACTTCCTCTTCAATATAAAGAGCGCCGAGATTGAAGCCCATACGGAGAGCATTAGCCTCGGAGCATTTAGCGAGCATAACACGTGGCATGCGAGACCACATGGAGTTCGGTGTGCCATCTTTCTTATTTTTAACAAACTCTTCATAGTAGGCCGTAAATGAGCAAATACGCTCTGGTGGTTTACTACCGAACCGGCCGAACACCTCGACCGTAGCTGATACGAGTTTTTTATTTTCATCATATTCATAGACGCAACCGCCCGTGTGAGTGTAGGTAGGATTAGAAGCCTTACGGCATAGTCCGCGAAGCCCATGGATCGACACAATAGGTACTAACTCTTCTCTCCCTCGGTTGGAATCCCATAAATAGGCGGCGTAGATTTCTTTTTTAAAGGGGTTAAGGTGGTATTGCTGGGCCATGGCCATAAATAGCGCTAAGTCCTCGACCGGCCGGAGTTCTCCATTCTTGGTAAGCCCTAAAATAGACCTGTGGATATTGCCTAAAAGCTTCTCACGTTTAACCTTAATGTCTGATGAGAACAGCCCCACCGTGTATGGTAGTACTTCTTCATAGAAGCCAATAGTTTTTTTGTTGGCTGGAACCTTTCCAATAACAGATACAGTAGGGTGTTTCTCCTCTGTTTCGCCCATAGTTTTGTCCTCGTTTAATTGTGTATATATTATATACCAAAAGGCGTAGAAAATAAAGAATTTTTACATCACTAATTATTTTGAGATTAATAGTATAATGAGGTTAAGGCGAAGCCAGTTACATCACCTAACTATTGACGCTTCGCCAATAAGCGAGGTATAATAAGTGCGGACAATTAGGTGATGTCTACTGGCTAAGTACCTCGCAAGGGGTACTTTTTCTATACCCCGAAAAAAACTAAATAAATGGAGGAAACTAAAATGAGCCAGATCTTTGATAAAGGAACTTTTATCCTAGTTCCAGATAAGGAAGCTTTAAGGGGGAGGCCACCGCTAGAACAACTTGTAGCGATATGGATTGGAGACTACGGGCTAACGGACGCATTCCCAAGTAGAAAAACCATAGCTGAAGACTGTGGCGTTAGTGTTAAGAGTGTGGATAGGGCGATAGCTAAACTTGAACATGATGGAATATTGATCAAGCGGAAGCGAAAAAACAGTAATGGCGGAGATACAAGTAATAGTTATAGTCGAGTTATGGGGGGAGGCAATATGTCGCTAGGGAGCGACAAAAACGACACTGGGGGGAGCGACAAAAACGACACTGGGGGGAGCGACAAAAACGACACACTAACTACACCTAATATTGAACTCACCCAAAATGAACTCACTAAATTAACTAATACTTATGTGCCACCTGCTACGCAGGCACCACTCCCGCAAGAGGCTTTAGATCTTGCAGACCTATTAAAGGAGAAGATCCTAAAGAACCAACCTACTGCTAGGATTGATAAGAATTATCAGAAGAACTGGGCTAAAGACATAGAGAAAGCCCACAGGATAGACGGGCGAAGCTGGAACCAATTAAGAGGAGCTATAACCTACGCACAAGACTACAGCGACTTTTGGGGCATGAATATTAGAAGCGGGGCTAAACTTAGAAAACACTATGACCGCCTAGAAGCCGATTTAAGACGCTTGTACAACCAAAGAGGCATAATGATAGCAGGAAAGCCACAAAACGGCTCTGAGGGGGCTGAAAACGAGTTTAACGTACCATTTTAAGCAGGGGAATAACGTCAAAAGCTAAAAACACAGCTAAACCCATGGCCTTATAAGAAAATAAGAAAAAACCAAGAAATTATAAAAAATCTCAAAAATCCCCTTGACATAACGCCCCACATGGGATAGAATAGAAACATAAACAAGTAAAACACGAAAGGACATAAAATGGGC